TTGGAACAACGGTTGTTGCACACCGGCGAAACAATGTTGGCCGAACACGTGGGCCGCGCCGTCGCCGGGCGAACCAACGGCACCATTTCGTTGTCGTCGCAACGATCACCCGGCCCTATCGAATTGGCGCGTTGTCTGGTTGCGGGTTGCGGGTTGTTGGTGCATTCACGCGGCAACGTTGGCAGGCCGGCGTTTGTCGCCGTTCCGCTACGCCCGGCGGGTTAGTGTTGTCGCATGGCATTGTTCGGCAGAAAAACCACTGACGCACCCAAGGCGGCGGTTGCCGCCGCACGCGTACCCGCCACCGGCGGAAACGCGGGCGCGTCCATGGTGGACAAATTCGTGTTCTACACGGCGGATCCGAACGTCGAGGCCGCGCTACAAGTCCCCACTATTTCGCGTGCGCGCGATCTGGTTTGTTCCATGGTTGGTTGTCTCACAATGCGCCAATACACGTTGCAGTGGAACGGCGAACGCATGGAAAAAATCTATTTGCCGCCCGACACGTGGACGTTGCAACCCGATCCCAACGTGACGCGCAATTTCATAATGGCCAACACGTGTTCCGATTTGATCATGTTCGGGCGTGCGTTTTGGGCGATAACCGAACGGTTGGGTAACGGGTTCCCGTCCGCGTTCACGTGGTTGCCGGCGCAAAACGTTTACACGCTCGACCAAACCGGGCCGCAATGGTTCGGGCCGTCAAACCAAATCACGTTCCAAGGCGCACCATTGGCAACCAAAGACGTGGTGCAATTCCTATCACCCAACGGCGGATTGATCTACCAAGGCGTGTCCGCAATCTCCACCGCGCTACGTCTGCAACGCGCCGCCGAACGTTTCGCAACCAACGAAATCCCTAGCGGCTATCTCAAACAAACCGGCGGCGAACCAATGACGGCGCAAGATCTCGCGGACATGGCGGCGGCGTTCGCGGCGGCCCGCCAACAATCCACCGTCGCCGCATTGAACGAATTTGTGGATTACAAAGAAACGTCGCACAAACCGGACGATTTGCAATTGGTGCAGTCCCGCGAATTTATGGCGTTGGAAATGGCGCGGTTGGCGAACATTCCGCCGTACCTTGTTGGCGTGTCGGTGCCCGGCTACACGTACCAAAATGCGGACAGTGCGCGCAACGATCTGTATCAATTCGCCGCCAAACCATTGATTGAGGCAATCGAACAAACGTTGTCGCAAAACAGTGTGTTGCCTAGGGGCCGCTATCTCGAATTGGACGTGTCCGCGTATCTGTACGAAACGGGCATGGCAACGGACGAAAGCGACGACAACGGAACGGCGGGTGGTGCGCCCAACGTCGCGGGCGTGCCACCCGTTGCCACCCGTGACGGTGTAAAGTAGGGCGCGTGATCCGTTTCACCGCGTCCCCCGTCGCAATTTCCGCCCAAGAGGGCGAGGGCCGGCGCGAGATCATGGGCGTGGCCGCCCCGTACAACGTTGAGGCGACAGTCTCAGACGGAACAACCGTAAAATTTCTCCCCGGTTCGTTACCGGTGGACGGCCCCGCCCCGAAACTTATTCAGGACCACGATTTGACGCGCGCCATAGGCGTGGTTACTGAACGCACGGACGACGAAAACGGCGTGTATTTCGTCGCCAAAATATCGCGCACCGCCGCCGGCAACGACGCGTTGGAACTAGCGAAGGACGGCGTATTGGACGCGGTGAGCGTGGGCGCGGAACCCGTTGAGGCCGAACTAGACGAAAACGGCGTGTTGGTTGTTGCGTCCGCGCGTTGGGTTGAACTATCGTTGGTTCCGTTGGGGGCGTTCCCCCAAGCAAGGGTTACACAAGTAGCGGCGGCAAAGGAAAAGGAAAACACCATGAGCGAAACACCCAACGCAAAAGTGGAAACCGTGCCGGCACCCGTCGAGGTGCCCGCCGCCGCACCGTCCGCACCCGTGTGGGCCGTGAAACAAGATCGTGAATTCCCCATGCCGACACCGGGCGAATACATCGCCGCAATGCACATTGGCGGCGAGGCGTGGCGACAAGTGAACGCCGCGTACAAACAGAACATTGCGAAATCGCGTACCGCAATTCAAGCGGCGTTGGCGCAAGATCTCACCACCGACACGCCCGGCATTCTGCCAACACCCGTGTTGGGGCCGGTGTTCGAGGATTTGAATTTCGTCCGCCCGGTTGTTTCCGCGTTGGGTACCCGCGCCATGCCGAACGGCAACGGCAAATCGTTTATCCGGCCAACGATCACGCAACACACCACGAGCGGAATTCAGACTGAAGGTTCGGCGGTTTCGTCTCAGAAAATGACGATTGCGTCAAACACCGTCACACGTCAGACCGTTGCGGGTGGCGTGTTCATTTCGCAACAGGATTTGGATTTCACCGATCCGTCCGCGCTCGAAAGCATTTTGCGCGACTTGTCGGGCCAATACCTAATCAAGACTGACGACATAGCGGCGGACGCAATGGCGACTGCCGCTAGCGCGTCCGGCGCAACGTGGACAGTTACCGCCGGCGACCCCACGAGCCTTATTTCGGCCTTGTATGAGGCCGCAAAAGACATTCAGGTGGCAACCAATTTCACGCCTACCCACTTGTTCGCTAGCCCGGACGTGTGGAAAAAACTAGGTGAACAATTGGACGACGTGAAACGGCCCGTATTCGGCTACACCCAAGGGCAATCACTAATCGGGCAGAACACGATTGGTTCGGCCCGCGAACTGTCTTACCTTGGAACCAACGTCATGGGTTTGGAATTGGTGGTGGACAACAATTTTGCCGCCGGAACCTTGTTTGTCGTTCGCGCCGAAGGTTTTGAGTGCTACGAGAACGTGCGCGGCATTATGACGAAAGAGGATCCCGAATTGTTGGGCCGCAATTTCACCTACTACGGGTATTTCGCCACGTTCTGCACGGACGCGGACATGATCAAATACATCGTCGTTGCCTAACGCATAGGGGGGTTGGCCCATGGCCACCTACACAATCGTTAGCAAACAAATCACGTCGAACTACGGCGTGGTGCAGACACTTACCGCCAACGAAATCGTCACGGGGCAATCGTTCACGATTAGCGGGCTAGCCGGGTTCAACGGCACGTACGTGGCGGTGGACTGCCCGCAATATTCGTTCACCGGGGTGAACACCGCCGGGGATCTGGTGTTCGACACCACCGTGTTGTTGCCAAACCAAGTGTTGTTCGCACTCACCGCCGCCGATATTGAACGCACCGCCGCCGCCGGCACGATCACGTACACATTGACGTGCACGTGGGCAACCAAGGCGGACGTGGAAGATTGGTTGGGGTTCACCACCACGGTGCCGTCGAGCGACAACGATTTGTTGGTGATAGCGGTTGCCGCCGCCAACCAATACGCGTACCGCAAACGCGCGGAAGCCGGCTATTTCGATAGTTCGTTGTCGGTGGTGCCGTCTCAGGACGTTCTATTGGGCGTGATCATGTTCGCCGGGGCGTTGTACCGCGAGCGCGGATCCATAGACCAATACGCGTCGTTCGATCCGTTGGCCACCGGCACACCAACCGGCGGTTCAATGGGCCAAATTATGCGGTTGTTAGGGGTGAACAGGCCGGCGGTTGCGTAATGACGGCCACGGTAAACGCGTTCAAGTTGGGTTACGACAACGTGGTGGACAAGTTGCAGACGATCACCGGGTTGCGCGTGTTTGACGATCCGCGCAATTTGAACCCGCCGTGTGCGTTGGTGGACGCGCCCACGATCCGCATGAATAGCAACCTTGTGTTCGATATGACGTTCACGGTAAAAATTATTGGTATCGGGCCGGGTGACTACCAAACGTTGTCCAAGTTGTTGGAATTGGCGGATCTGGTGCGCCGCGCCCAAATCGGGCTAACGGACGTGCGGCCCATGGTTACAACGATTGGCACTCAAGAATTTGCAAGTTACGAACTCACGATTGGGGCTAAGATAGGGCCATGACGTACACCGTTTTGCGTAAATGCGCCGGACGCGAACCGGGCGACACAATCGAGGCCGGCGAACTGTCGGAGGTGGACGCGGCCTACTTGTTGCAGATAGGTGCAATCGAGGCCGAACAATCCCCTACACCGACACCCAAGCGTGGTAGAAAAGTATCTAGCGAAAGCGAGGCCTAACCCATGGCAATGCCACAAACCATCTATTACAGTGCGCCAGAGGTAAAAATCGGTGCCGCGTCCGGTTCGTCCGTTGATCTGTCGGAGTTCGCCAAAAGTGCCGTACTTACGCGGCAAGCGGACGCGTTGGAAAGTTCGAGCATGGCAAGCCGCGACAGGTTTTTCCAAGCGGGCATGAATTCCAACACGTTTGTGGTTACGTTCAACCAATCGTACGAGTCCACGGAGGTGTACGCCACGCTTGCGCCACTTGTCGGGACACAGTGCTACGTGGAGTGCACCCCGGTGGACGGCACCGTCGTTAGCGCAACCAACCCGAAATTCAGTTTGACGAACACCTATTTGGAGGCCATGGACGTGTTGGCCGCCAATTTGGGTGAATTGGGCGAAGTGCAATTGACGTTCACCGGCGGCACCTACGCCGCCGCAACCACGTGATTGTTTGACGGACGGCTAGCGGCGTGATTATCAAATGGGCGGTGACGCTCGACGGCCAAACGTTCGACGTGGAAACGCGTTTCATAGACGTGTTGAATTGGGAACGCCACACCAAACGTTCCATGCAACAACTGTCCACGGATCTACGCGCCACCGACATGGTGATATTGACGTGGTACGCGATACAACGCGCCAAGGGGCCGCACGCCAATTTGTCGTTGGCGGACTACGAATTGAAATTGGACGGCCCGCCCACACCCGTGGACACGGGGCCGGCAAACCCTACGGAGGCGGCTACCGCCGCCGACTAGCCGAAATCTTGGTGGCGACCGGGTGGTGGCCGCCGCACGTCGAATTTGACGAATACGACATGGCTACGGTGGTGGACGTGATAGACAAACAAAACCGCGCGATGGAACGGGCTAGCCGTGGCCGTTGATTCCGCAATCACGGTTGTGGGTGTGAAAGAAACGTTGCGCGAATTGCAACGCATCGAGCCGGATTTGGCAAAACAAATCAAGGCCGACGTTAAACGCATTACCGCAAGCGTGGTGGCAGACGCCAAAAGCGCCGTACCCAACGACGTACTAAGCGGGTTCGCACGGCAATGGCAAGGCGGCCGTTTGACGCCGTACAGCGGCGAGCAAGTACGCAAAACAAGCATGACGCGGTTCAGCAACCGCCGCCGGGGCGCCACGGCCGTGTTTGCCGTCGTGATGAAATCCGCGATTGGTACTGTTGTTGACATGGCCGGCAGATCGTCAACGGGCAACCTTGCGCAAGCACTCGAGCGCAAATTTGGGCGTGCATCGCGCATCATGTGGCCGGCATACGAGCGCAACGCCACACAAGTCGAGCAAGATTTAGGGGCCGTCGTTGACGTAATCACGCGTGAGACAAACGCGAGGTTGGTGCGCTAATGGCCGTATCAATCCCGATTATCACGGAATTTGACGGCAAAGGCATTGGCCGCGCGATTGAGGAATTTAAGCAATTAGAGGGCGCCGGGGCTAAAGCCCAATTCGCGCTCAAAAAAGCGGTGGTGCCGGCCACGGCCGCCGTCGCCGGGTTGGCGGCGGCGTTGGGCACGTCGGCAAAAGCCGCTATGGAAGATCAGGCCGCGCAAGAGCAATTGGCGGGCGTGTTGCGTCGGTCAGCGTTGGCGACCGACGA